CCGCGTCAGCGAGCGCGAAGTCCGCGACCTCCTCGGTCTGTCCGACCCGGAAGACGGGGAATCCGTCCTCGGCGGTCAAGCCGCAGGCAGCGCGGGCGCATCGTCTAACCCGCTCTCAGCCATGCTTGGGCAGGGCAACGAGAGCGAGGGCGACGAGCCAGCCCCTGAAGCGCCGAAGGTAGCCGCCGTCCGCAAGCGCAAGCGATGACCAAAGCCGAACTCGACAAGCACCTCCGCAAAGTCCTGCGCCAGTCGCAGCAGGCGTACCGCCGTGCGGTCGCGGCTCAGGTCAGGGGCGAAGATGCCCTCGCAGCGTGGGCGGAGTTCCACGAGGCAACGGCGGCGCTCCTAATGGCATCGTGGTTGTTCGGGGCGCGTGACACGGTGGACACCGCCAAGATCCCGGACGGGGCTATTGAGGGAATGCTCGACGATGGGGACGCGGTCAAGTTTGACCGAGACGTACCGATCTCCCTTGAGGGCTTCGGGACGAAATGGATGGCTCCGATCACGGGTTGGTTCCGTAAACGCGTACCAATCTCGCGTGCCGACTGGGAGCTGCTCATCAAGGCAGCAGCCGCCAGCGCCGGAGACGTGACCGATCACGAGCGCGAAAACGCCCTTCCCGACCTCCGCAAGCAGTCCCCGATTCTCGATTCGTTGTTACGCGGTGTTACACGGGGGCCGCAAGGCGCTATCTCCCGGGTGAAGCGGATCGTTGATACCACCTTCTTTGTGACCGCCATGAACCCCGCCCAGACGCGCATGGTGCAGGAACTGATCGCGCAGGTCATCGAGGAGCGCCCGACCAAGAGCGTGGTCGGCAAGCTCATCAAGACCATGAACCTTGGCGACTTCGTAACCACCGCCCAACTGATGACCGGGACAGGGTTAACCTCCTCCCGCCTTGAAACCGTCCTGCGGACGAATACGAACCGCGCCATGACCGAGGGCAGCGCCGAAGTCCTACGGGATGAGCGGGTGCAGGCGTTTGTCCCGCTGGTGCAATTTAGCGCCACCAAAGACCCGCGCACCCGGGACACGCACCGAGCCTTTGACGGCTACGTCGGGACGATGGCAGACTTCGACCGCCTTGGGATTGCCCCGCCGCTGGGCTTCAACTGCTTCCCCGGATGGCAACCCGTTGAAGGCGCAGTCGATATCGGTTTCCGTTCGCTATATCGCGGAGCGTTGGTAAACCTCAATACGCGGTCTGGTCATACTGTCACAGCGACAGCCAACCACCCAATACTCACCAGCCGAGGATGGTTGCCTGCTTATGCTGTCAAGGTTGGCGACAAGATGCTGCGCCGCAGCGGCAACGCCGTGGACGCGGCGGAACGATCCGGAAACGACAAGGGCGACCACCTGCCACCCACAGCCCTGCAAGTATTCGACACGCTTGCGGCGAAGGCTGTAGCCGCAACGACTGTCAATGCGAAGACTTCCCGCCATGTGTTCTATGGCGACGCGCTTTCCATGCAGGGCGAAATCGAGGTTGTATGGGCCGACCGCGTGCTGGTGTTCGATACCGTCAATGCCGAGCGCACGGATGGCATCAAAGAGCGGCAACTCGTCCGGGCTAGTTCGCCGAGAGCAGGACTTGGCACGCTTGGTAAGGCATTCGATGCTCTGCGCCCGACCCCGGACAGCAGCCCAAGCGGCTCCGCATTGGCGCTTGATAGCGGCAGGATCTTGCTTGATCCGGCTCCATTTCAACGCTTCGGACTCCCCGTGCGTGCGGAGATGAACGCCGCGACGCTTGAGCCGTATGTCGATTGCTTGGCGAGAAACGCCGACAGATTTGGCGATTTGGTTGGTACTTTCGCCAGCGCCGTAACGCTTGACGATGTCGTCGATGTCGATGTTGTTTCTGATTGGTCTGGCCATGTGTATGACTTCCGTAGCAGCAGCGGCATTCTTCTTGCTGACAGCATAGTCGTAAGCAACTGCCGCTGCGCCATCATTCCCGTCCCTGCCGCTGAGGCTTTGCGCGAGCGATGGACACGCCCGAACGGGACGATAGACCCAGCCGCTATTGCCAAGCACAACGGAGCGCGTCAGCGCCTTGTGGACACGCGCCAAGTTCCTGACCCCGGTTTCGTAAACGCATAAATAAATCGCAATGGAGATCGCTACGATGCACGACATGAGCAACACACGCAAGGAAATTGCCGCCCGTCTTGGATTTGCTGCCGGGAACGGCGCGAAAGCAGAGATGGACAGGCGCGACGGCAACTACTTTGTCATTCGCGGATTTGCGGACGACGAAATTGTGGGCGAAAAGTCACTTGATACCAAGCAGGAAGGTGATTACTACGGACAGAAAATGCTTGAGTACATCAAGAAATCAAATCCAAAAGCCAAGGAGGTGATTGTCAATATTTACGAGGTTGTAAATAATGGCGAAAACAAGGTCATCAAGACCCTGTCCTTCCGCGTTGGTGAGAAGGCATCATTTGGACGCGCTGAGAAAGTCTTGTCAGACGGCAGCGTTTCCCTTGATTTCACGGAAGCAAACGAGTGGCTTTCAACCGTTAGCGATGAAGCATTGAAGTACATTATTTCCGACTCCAACGCCGCAGCCAAAGCAATGGGTTCCGGCGGCAAGAAGTTCAACTACTACACCGATCTGGCATTGACAGCCGCGCAGATGTTGCGAAGTACGAAGCGTGGTGGCCATCGGCTCAACAGCTCCCGCCCCGGCGCAAAGACCCGCATGACCCGCGAGCAGACCGAGGAGCAGAAGGCAGGGCTGAAGATCATGTCCGCCGCTGACCCAGCCGTCGGCGCGAAGATCGCCAAGCTCATCAAAGAAGGCAAGCCACAAGACCAAGCGGTCGCAATCGCGCTCGACATGAAGCGCAGAGGAGAACTGTAAATGCCCGTAATCACCACAGCACAAGAGAACTTCCGCAAGGTCACGGTTGCTGCCGTCCCTACAACCTACACCGCAGCGCAGGCCGTCCTGCTCAACGCTGCCCCGACTAGCACAACGGGAACCGCACTCCTGTGGGACATCAACACGTCCTCGGTGAGCGGAACGAACCCCTCCCTGCTCTACGTCATGCCGTTCATCGTTGTGTCTGGCGCTCCGCCTACGAACACGGGCATCGGTATGCGGCTCCTTGGCTGGCGAAAGTACCTCGATGCCGCCGGAACGAGCTTCTGGTATATGCCGACCGTCCTCGCAGATTTCACGCTCGGCTTCACGGGCGGAACCGTCCCGAACTACACCATTGACGTGGCAAACACGCGCACCTTCTCAACCATCACTCAGGTCGCGGGAACGCCTGCTGCCAATTTGTACTCCCCTGCAGGCTCAAACGTGGAACCCGCTTACGCAATGGTTGACGTTGTTGGGTCGTCTTACGTCACGGCGCAGTTCAAGGCAAGCGCAACTGGCACGCCAGACATGGGAACCTTCTGGTCTAACCTGTAATGAATCGAGCGAACCGTCCAAGGATGTCACGGATCAGCGGCTCGTCTCGTGCGAGCAAGCTGATGGGTCGCGCTGGTGACGGATCGACCTTGTCCCTTGACTTCACGGCGATGGGTGGGGTACTTGATCCGCGCATCACGTTTAGCCGTGCAGACGCTACGGCGCTGGCTACGTTCATTAACAGCAGCGGCTATGTGGAAAAAGTTCCAGTCGGGCAACCGCAAGCGCCTCGCTTCACCTTCTCTGAGACGTCTATCGGTACGCCGCGCGGGTTGCTACTTGAAGCGCCAGCGACAAACATATGTACCCGTAGCGAAGACTTTGCAAATGCAGCATGGACAAAGACTAATATTACACAAACACCTGCATCTGGAACTTCTCCGGACAGTAACAATACCGCTACGCTTATTGCGGAAATTGTCGGTTACGGCAAACACAGTCTTGAAAGATCAATAACAGTAACCGCAGGAAGCATATACACATTCAGCGTTTTTCTCAAAGAAGCATCTAGTAACTCTAGGCGATATGCGGCTGTTCAAGTTGCAGATGGACAAGCAGTTGCTGCGCGAAATACTGTTGTGGTTGATTTACAAACCGGAACAGTAACAGCAAATGGAGTGAATAACGGGACTCAGGTTGGTTCGCCTACGGGTGTAGCGCACAGCATTACTCCATACAGAGATGGTTGGTATCGTGTAACCGTGACGATGAATTATGTTTTGTCACCGTGTTATCCAGTAGTAATGCTTAGTGAAAATTCGACATTGTTTGGCGGTAGTAATCAACCGTTCTATACAGCAACAAGTCCTGTTAAGGGTTTGTTGGTTTGGGGCGCACAACTAGAACTCGGTGATGCATCCTCGTACATCCCTACGGTTGCAAGTACCGTCACCCGCGCCGTTGACACCGCCATCATTGCCGCCGGGACGAACTTCAGCTCGTGGTACACGGGCGGAACAACGGGTACGTTCGTTGCTAACTGGTACGGCAACGCGTCAAGCGCAACCGCCCGCACGGTGATCGCAACAAACGACGTATTGACTCAGCACTTGCATATGTACCAAACCGCCTCAGCGCTCACGTTGCGGCTCGCAGACTTCAACGCTGTGGCGACCGTCACAACGGCAAATAGCCTGACCGCAGGCGCGTTGGCAAAGGGTGCATTCAGTTACAACGGGACGGCTACTAGCCTGTGCCTGAACGGCGGTACGGTCGCTACCGGGACGCTGGCGTTTAGTGCCGCCCCAACGTGGCTGAGTATTGGCGGCCCGTCCACGAACGGGACGAGCATCACCAGTACGACCGTCATGCTCAACAACAGCATTCGCACTCTCAAGTATTTCCCTGCGCGTCTAAGTGACGGTCAAATCCAAGGGCTAACCACCTAATGATCGACCTGAAGCCAACCACCGAGATGGCATCGAATGCTGCCCGTGGCCTTGAGCTGCGCGAAAAGCATGGTCGCGGTGGCACGAAGATCGGCGTAGCCCGGGCGCGTGACATCAAGAACCGGGCGAACCTGTCCCCCGAAACCGTGCGTCGCATGGTGTCCTACTTCGCTCGGCACGAGATTGACAAGCAAGGCGAGGGTTGGGGCAAGGATTCCGCCGGGTATATCGCTTGGCTCCTATGGGGCGGCGATGCGGGCAAGGCTTGGGCAGAGCGCAAGGACAAGGAACTCGACCGCAAAGAGGAGAAGATCGTGAACGCAAAGACATCTCACACCGTTGCCGAAGACGGCGACAAGGTAATGATTGAGCGCGTCGAGCTGTTCATGGCGTTTGACCCGGCCATCGACGACGGCGAGGCTGACCCAGAACTCAAGCGGTTCAACAACAAGCGCCTGAAGGACATCGTTGCATCGACGCGCAAGCATATGGCTCGCGGCTCGTTCCCTCGCCTCGTCATCATGCACGAGAAGGACGGCAAGGAACCGAAGTCCGCTGTCGGTCGATTCCCCACAATTTCCTACGAAGAACGCGATGGAATTGGGTACATTGTGGGCGACATGGAAGTCAACCGCGATATTTTCGACCGCTTCATT